TCAAGTATTCTTGAGTATACTCTACTGAATGAAATGTATTCATCTAGCAATCCACTAGTAAATGTATCCCACATTTCTTTAAGGTCAGCATTACCAACAGCATCTATAGACTTACTGTCTCTTTCTGCTAGCATTTGGCGAAGATATTCTCTACCCTCTAGGTAGTCTGCCATGCCTTGCATGTCACTACGACCTTTAGTTCTAGGGTCACTAACTACTTGGTTTGCAAACTTTAAGAAGTTGATTACTTTGTTTGTATCAATCTTTCCGCGAACTTCAGCCCATGCTGGGTTCTCATCTTCTAGTTGCTCTATAAATTGACGCTTGCGTTCTTTTAAATCTGCAGCATCTGCAACATTAAGGCTAGATAAACCTCTTCCTATACGCTCAGCCTCAAGGATATCGATACCTTTATTATAGGTAATCCATCCCTTTTCAGCCTGAGTAGCATCAACTGCCTCATATGGGTCTTGAGATTCACGAAACTTCTTTGTGCTTCCTGGAGCAACTGGAGTATTACGCTGGCTTTGATAAACACTAGGTGAGAATTCTCCAGCGTTAACATCTCCGACGACGAACCATCCATAGTCAGGATTCTTGGCAATTAAATCAGATAGTTCTCTAGAACGTTTTTCTGCCTCTACAGTAGCAGCGATACCTGTATTGTTCTTAGATAGGCTGGTAGAAAATAGGAAGTATTCCTCACCATAAGCATCATAGAATTTTTCAGATGCTGTTTGTGGGTCTTCTTCACGTAATCTTTGGAACTCATCAATATAGAATTGATAAGGAGAACGTAGGTTTGTAGCGAAAGGAAGTACTGCTCTTGCAGCGACCTCCATAGCAAGTATCTTTTTAACCTTATCATCAATCTCTTTAGCAGATGGTTGAGAAGTCCTTAGTCCATTATCAAACTTATGGTTCTCTTCCATAGCAATAAGAACTGTAAGGTTGCGACGTGTTGGGTCGTTTTCAAACCAAATAGCCCATGCTTTACGCAATGCCTGGTTTTGAATGAATAAATCCTTAGTAAATTCTCCTGGACTTGTACCAGTTGGACCATAAGGTAATATTGTTTTAACTAGGTTAGTGGCTTCTAAATCAGGAATAGCCTTGATTAACTGGGATGCACCTATCTGAACGAACCATCCAGCACCTGGGTTCCACCAGGCATTACCCTGGAATAGCAAGTCAAGACTTGTTTTAGGAATAGCCAAAGGTCTATCTACTAGACCAAATGAACCACGCTTTACCCATTCACCAGGAACATTAATAAATGTTCTGCCGTCGCGTTCTTCGGTTATACCAACACGGTCTGGAGAGTTATATACAGTTTGTAGTTTACCAAATGCTGATGGGTCATTTACTACAATACGACCCCATTTTTGAAGAACATCTGTGTATGCACCAAAGAATGGGAATGCGTATTTTAGTGTATAGGCAGCATCTACTCTTTCAGATGTATCATAAAGTGAGCGACGCAGTTCTGCTCTTGCCCATTGACGTGCATTAAACTCTAGTTTGCGGATATACTCTGGTGGAATTGTATCTCCAGGATAAGTATCAATAGCATTTCTGATAGTAGCATCCATGCGTTTGCGGTATAAATCAACAAACATAGGATGGCGAACAAGATTAGATTCTGGAATTTCACCAAATAACTTGTAGAACTTATCTCTTTGACCTGCAAAGAATCTTACCACCTGATGTGTACCGTTAGCGGCACCAACCTGAGCAGCATTAACTGCTGGGAAATTTAGGGTATCTGTACCAAATGCCTTCTTAATATCATCTGGTGTAATCTTACGGGTCTTAGCAATTTCTTTTAGACCAGTTGCAAATGCTGGGAATAACTCATCAATGTTATCCATATTGGCTTCTGCGATAGAACGAGCATCTCTACCCATAGCAAGTACTCTAAGGATATCTCTACCCTCTTTAGTCTTTAATAGGAAGTATTCAGCCTCATCAATTAGTTGCTCTCTTGGCTTATCCTGTAGTAATATTTGGGTAATCTTAGAGTTACGAACCTGACGGTTTACAACTCTCTCATAGGCCTGTGTCCAGTTAGGGTCATCGCCTTTTATTACTACGAAATCTCCAGTAGACTCAAACACATTGTTTAGTTTGTTTCTGCTATTTGATAAGTGTGCATCAACAATCTTCGCAGACTCAGCAATAAACTTATTCTTAATAAACTCTGCACGTTCAGGTGTGGCACCTAATGCATCCTCGTAGGTTATGCCATCTACTTCACGTAGACCTAAACCAAACTTATCTTGTACCTTAATAGTACCATCTAACATACCATCAATCTCTTTAATTTGAGAATCGATTAGGTCTGGGTCATCAGCAAGGTCACGCATTGCGTCTAATTCATCGCGGTATGTCTGAAGTTTAACATCATCTGACCAGCGATATATATCATCTAGCGATGCACCAGAGAATCTATTGGTAATTAGTTTTCGACTAGACTCTTTTAACCCAGCAACAATGGCCATTGGACCAGTTGTAGTAAGGATACGCATGATTCCCTCTGATACGTTACGTACAGGGTAACCAAGGCGAGCAAGAACCTCAAACTTAATTAAGGAATCTAGACCATCAATAAGGTCTGTTGTTCCAGCCTTGCCTTTATAATATACACCAGCAGCATCTGAGCGACGTGCTCTAGTTAAACGAGTTAAAGCATTGTACATAGTATCAATGTCAAGAACTGGTAACTGTTTTACTAGTTGAGTCTCGTTTAATGGCATAGGAATAATATATTTTAAGTCCTCTGACCCAAGAATAGGTGTAACCTTAGAACCTACTGGTACAACTCTTCCATCTGGCAGAGTTTTTGTAGCACCAGTATATGCTCTTTCACGAATAATGTTGTGTGCTCTGGCACGCCCACCTGAAAACAAAGACCAGGCCTCACGAATGTCGCTCTCGTCAAATCCAAATTGTTTAGCAACTGTATTAAACAGTTCTTGTTCAATCTTTTGAAAAGCATTGGCACGCTCTGCCGCATTTGTAGCAGCAACATACTCATTAAATAATAAATTTTTGCGTTCAACTGTAAACGAAGCCTTTTTTAAATCATCTTCTAGACCTTTAATTTGAGTCTTAAGTGATTTAACTTCTGTAGGGGCAAGGGTTTGTGTATTAAGTCTATTCTTGAGAGATGTAATCTGTGTAGTATAGGCCTGTTCTTGTTTATTTGCCACACCACGAACACGACTTAGCAAGTTATCTACAGTTTGAACCGACTGATTATCAGTAAAATCAATCCAACCTTTAGGACGCTTATAGGCAAATCCAGTTAAAACACGCATAGGGGCACCTGCTGCGCCAGCACGTAGGTCAATAAACTTCTGGCTTCCAGAAATCGCTTGTCTAAGTTTGGAAACTTGATTAAATTGAGGTACTCTTGTTGGGTCTAGGATAGCCTCAGCATTTAATTTTTGTGTTAACTCGGCTAATTCGTCAGAATAAAGTGCTGCATTCTCAACAGCCTTCTCTAAATCAGGTCCCTTGTTAACTAAATCAAATGTAAGTTGACCAGTAGCCCTATCTAATCCAGCACCAAAGTACTTAGCATCAGTAACCTCGTCTTCAAGGTTAGCAATCTTTGTGGCCAAAGCACGATTAGTGTCCATTAATCTTGATGCTGCGCCAGCATCTCCCATAGCCATTTTAATAATATCTGCTTTAGCAGCATGACGAAGTGTTATGTCTTCAATCTTATTTGCATCTGCCATAATATCAGCAAATGATGCAGGGTTTGCAGATTCTCGAATGGCTTTAACTCTAAATAAATCAGCAGCATCCATACCATCTGTTTTGACAATAAAGTCATTAAAGGTTGCTTTTACCTTATTGGCTTTGAATCCAGTTTTTTCTCCAGCCAAGATAGCATTTAAATCATTTAAACCTTTAACACCATAGGTAATACCCTTATATACTTTAATGGCTTTACCAACTACAATGGTTGGGTCCAGAACAAATCGGGCTACTACATCTGTACCGAATGATGTGTAGCGTCCAACGTTTTGTTCACGGAATGCTTCTTCTCTTTGTTTCTTGTCAAAGATATCAAAGTCATTAGCAGCAAATAATAAATGCTCTTGCAAAAACTTATCTGCCCCAGATAGTTTTCCAAAACTTACAGTTTTAACTAGTCCACTAAATGCATCTTCAAATGTATCAAGTGGTCTTCCAATCATGGTACGCATAATTGAACGACCAGCAGAAATATCTCTTGATTGTTCCCAGGCACTCTTGACTTTGTCTACTGAAAAATCACCTTGCCAAATAGGATTATTCTTTTCTGGTAATGTTAAACCAAATGAAACAGCCTGTGTTGTAAAGTTGTAAGCCTTCTCAACTTTTTCAAATGCTCTGGAAAAAAATCCTTGTTCTTCAGGTTGTGGTGTTAGAGCAGGAGGTGTACCTGGCTTTGCAAGATACCTGTTGAAGGCATTTATAGCCTCTGCTCTATCCTTTGCTGGTATAGATTTACCCATATCCATTGGCAAAGAGTTAGCCATGTTAACGTTCCAGCCAGCATAATATCTGTTGAAGGAACCCATTGTGTCAAATGCTGAAGGATTCTTCTCTGTCATAGAAGGTTAGCCCTTAGAATTCTCACATAATTACGGAATGCCTGTGATGAATTTGGGCTTTGTGCGGCTGCCTCCAGTGCTGGTAAGTAAGATAATAATCTTTGTTTCTCAACATCGTTGTCTTGTACGCCAGGCAATGTCAAAGCCTCCATGCCAGCACCAGCGCCCATTGTTGCTCCATCAGTTACTGGAACATCTGGCATTGTTGATGGCTCAGATAATGGCATAGGTGCAGGAAAAGATTCAATAGGATTCATAATTGGTGCAGGTCTTCCAGCAGCCATAGGTGCTGCTTGTTGTTGCGCCATCATTGCTTGTCCCTGTCCATATGGCAAACCTGAATAATATTTAGCACCTTGTGTACCAGATTGTCCTGCTCCACCAGTTGCAGAAACATTAGCGGGATTATTCTGTGGTGCTGTTGGGCGAGGCCCTCCACGATTCTCAGCCATTGTTCCTCCTACTTAGAATATTGTATTTTAGTTATAATTGGACCACTTGAGTATATATCCCAATTGGTTGCTATTTCAATTGACTTTCTGATAATCTTTTCTGCTTTATCAGCATCATTAGTGCTGCGTACTCTATAAGCCTCCATAGCACCAAGGGCAATATCGCTACCAGAACCAGAATAATAGATACCACGAACATCACGGTCCCAACTGTAATCCTCAAAAATAGGATACAGAATGCCACGAATTGCAATAATAAATTGTGAATCATGTGAAGCATAGTCCCCGTCTTCTTTCATGTCATAACCTGCATCTATAAATAATTTTCTCATAGATGGTATAAATCTTTTTGTCATAAAGACATCTAAGTCTTCACTTAACTTAGGTCTTGGTGGTTTCCATCCAAACTGTAATAAGTTTGAACCTCTACCAGAACCAGAACCTGCAATCAACACTCCATTGTTTTCAACAATCTTATGTGTTGCCATTTCAATCGGACGACCAGAATCATCAGATGAACGTGAATCGCTTCCGATTACACACCATCCATCGCCCTGTATAGCAGCAAGTGTTGTCATAATGTCCCCTTCTGCTATTATCGTCTACGAATTGTTCTTACGCTTGCGTTTGCCGCTCCGCCTGAAGTTAAACTAGATAATAAACTTTGAACGTCAGGAACTCCTTGACCTTCTGCTTCCATTGGAGGTAGACCTCCTACTGGCGCAGCGGGAGCAGGGGACGGTTGCTCAACCATTGGAGCACCAGCAGGAGGAACTTGTTCTTTAGGCGCAAAGGTTTGCTCTATTGCGTCTTCGATGCTCTGTCCCTTTTGTCGTGACTTAATAACGTTAGCAATCTTTGTAACAATATCTGAAGGGTCTTGTCCTTGTGCGGCCATTTGTGGAATGGCTTGGGTGTATGCTTGAAGTGAAGAGATAAGAGCATTACGCATATCTTCAATTTCAATCTTCTCTTGCTCTTGGCTAACATTAACATTAAATGGTAACTCTCTCATCGCCATATCCTTGGAGATTAACTTGCCTCCAAGAGCCTGTAACATAAATATTAATCCTTGTGCTGGATTTAAACCAGCCAACATACCATAACGAACA